CCTTCTCGTAACTGTCAACCTCAACGAGAGATTGCAGGTTTAGCTTGTTATCCATCCACTCAGCAACTTGAGCGGGAGCGCCAGCGCGAGTCTTCTTCAAGCGAGGGGCGCTTTCTACGAAACTAGGGAACTGCCCTTGCCTCGTAATACGGATGTTAAAGTCATTGCCACGCTCAAGGTCGATGATCGTCGAGTTTTCAGGATCGTCCTCATCTTGGTAGTCTTCGTTAAGAAGAGCCCCCATAACACGATCAAAAAGCTGCTGACTCATCGCGACATACTTGACGGGGTATTCGCCAGCTTCTTCAATTGATCGGACGATGGCAGTGGCGTAGTAACGATTCTTAGGCTTGATCTTCATAGCTAGGTCACCAAACTTAGACTTGATGTTGTTACCTTCACTATCCTTACCAAGGTTAAGAGCCTTGTGACGCTTCCAAAGGTCAAAGTAATACTCACACACAGGGCACTTCTCACCAGCAGTCTTACGACACTTGTAAGACCTCCAGAAGCCCTTTTCATCCTGATACTTGTGAACGGTACCTTCTACAAAGAACTCAAGAGGAGAGTTCTTGCCAGGGAGAAAGCGGATAAAGTTATCGCCATCAACCAGTGTTGCCCAATCTCCCGGCAGTTTGCCGCTACCTTGCGACTTGCCAGATTCCGATTGCATCTTAGAAAGCATTTCTGCTTTGAGTTCTGCTAGAGTTTTTGCCATGATTTATTGTTTAAGCTAAAAGTTTGCAATTGAGTGCTAACAAGTTCTATTGGTAAAGCTTGGATTCCTGCCTACTGTTAGCGGAAAGCTGGACAAGCATGTCTTTCTTCATATCCAAAGTGTTACAGATGCCCTTGGCATATCCATAAGTCTCACGGAGATGGCGAATATCAGAAGTGAAGCCTTGAGAACCCTCCAAAGAGTTCACGTAGTCCTCACCAGCAACAGCGGTGAGCTTGGCACCTTCGGCCCGCTTCTCAGTGCGTACAGCAGCCTTGAATTCTTCAAAGCCATCTTCAGCATCATCAAGCAGGCGCTTAATACGAATCATGATACCATAATAATAGGCATATACGGTCGGAATTTCACACATCTGGTTGGCGACCTGAGAAGGATCGTTAGCCACACGACCAATGTGAAGACAGACTTCATCATAAGTTTCACGGGTAAGTCGAGGCTCACCATTTCCATTCTCTACTTCAATAAAACTAGGCATAGATTGTTGCTAAAAGTTTAGGGTTAAGATGGTGCAGAGTCATTGTCTGCTTAGATAATGCTACCACAAGCTGCTCGTTGGTCAAGAACATTCTCTGCTGGTCAAAGTTCTTCTCGTCGAACCCTACTCCTTCAAGCATACAATGGTAGATTTCATGTATTATAGTCTCTCTGGCATCAGAATCGGAGAGATTCATTTCTAGTTTTATTTTATGATCATCCCAATCACAGACCCCATCTACCTTTTGATCCCCCTCATAAAGATCAGAGTGGAGTTCAAGGGTGAAAGTAGACCAGCCAACATTTACATTGGCGATCTCCTTATCAATAAATTTATTGTAGATGTGCTTCTTATCTGAGATGAATGGAAAGTCATCCGGCTTGCTGTTCTTCATGTGATGGTTCCCTCATTTGGAGCGTTGAATAGTCGATAGCGACGTTAATTACGTAGTGCTGCTTGGAGTCACGGGCCTTCATAACGTAGACACGCATGGCCCCCTCATCGTATTCTTCCTGATTCTGGTTCAGAGAGATCACCCAGTCAGCAGGTCTAATCTTACCATAAGAGTCGCCAAGTTCAGCATCAGTAATGAGATTTACACGCCTAGCTTGACGGTTGGTCTGAGAGGCTGTCCAGATCAGACAATCCTGCTCTACACCAAGTCCTCGAAGCTCCTCCGCAATCCTCTGTTGAGCCTGATACTCAGCATCAATAATACGGTTTGGCCGAAGAAGTTCTAGGTAGTCTACAATAATAATGTCTGGGGTGAAATTCCTGTGAAGCTTAAGCTGAGTCAGCAAAGCTCTTAGCTGGTTAACATTAGAGGCTCCAGTAGGGAACTCCTTAATGATTAGCCTACCTTGAGTCTTCGTATGGATCGTACCTAGACGCTCCCTAAGCTTCAGCTTCGCGGCCTGAGACTCCTTAAGATCCCTTTGGCGTAAGTCAGAGAGAACAGAGTCGAACCTCCCTGCGATCTTGTCTTGGCTCATCTCCAGTGAAACGTAGAGGACGTTCCTACCTTCCATGATAGCGTGAGCACCTTGATTTACAAGGTACAACGATTTACCAACACCCGGAGGGGCGACAACAATGGCTAGTTCCTTCTTGGAAAGACCCCCTTCCAGGTTGCGATCGTGAGAGGGGAATACTGTAGAAATCTTGTTTACACGCTTATCCTCCGACTCTCGCCGGATGCGATCTGTGACCTCGCTGAAGTAATCCTGGCCTACATCAATGTTTCGATTGACTAGAAGAGCAGACTTTACAAGCTCCTCTACCTGCCCAATGTCGCCTTCATCGTTCAGGATGCACACAGCTTTTCGGATAGCACCCTCCATGGCCTTCTGGCGTGCGAACTCCTCGATAGTATCCAGGATGAACTCACGATCCTCCAAGACCGACTTGTCGAACGAGTTAATCTCAGCGATGGTTGACTCATAGTCGATACCATCCTCCTGAGCACCAGAAACATTATTAAAGATAAAGTTGGGTAAAGCCTTATCAGAAGGCAGCTTACGATACTTATCGTAATACCCACGAACACCTATAAAGACATTCTTGTAGGCAGGGAAGTCAAAGTATTCGGGCTGAAGGAGGGGCACGATCTCAGAGAAAAACTCCATGTCGTGCTTAAGAAGGTACAAGGCGCCCTTCTTAACATTATCAGAAATGTGATACATTATTTTTTAAGGCTCAAGTGCGGTCTTATATATGATAGGATCAGGTTAGCCCTTTTTGCGAGGCTTTTTCCCAATAGTTCCACCCTTAGTCAGGACACGGTTTGCATCTTTCAGATATTGAACCTTGTGCTCTACTTCCTTATCATTCAGCTTTCGAACTTTACCCTGCTTACGTAAAACTTCGTAGTTAGGGACTACTGCCTTGTAGTGCTGGTTACCAGACTTTACTCTATTCTTAGAGGCTTCACAAGATTCCTTGTAGAACTGTTCGGCCTGTTTCTTATCCATCCCATGCTCTGCATACCTTTTACGCTCCCGCATAGCGTGCCATGAGTTTCTGCCGTGCTTAATGTCTGGGGGATTCTCCACCACACGTTCGGCCTTGGCTCCACAAAGACATTTCACAGTGTCGGGAGGGTTTTTGCCATACTTCTTAGTCTTGTAAACCTCGTAATCTCTAGGATCGTCCCATGCTGGCAACTTTTTAACCTGCTCCTTGGTAAGACTCTTGACTAGCACCTCTTCCGTGAAGACTCCATCCTCTACACGGATAAGGCGCATGTCAGTATTGTCACACTCTTGGCAATGATAGCTGTAGTAAGGCATTAAGACCCACACTCCCCGCCTACCTTACACGCTTCCACAGCCATTTCAGACTCTACCTTGCTAGACTCAATCATTCTACGAGCCTTCATAATATTCTCATCAGTCAAAGGTAAAGCTTCCAAAGGTTCCATACCCTTAGACCCTGCTCGGTAAACCGTCATCCCCTTAAGGTAAGGTGCAAACTTTAGGGCATACTTAGAAATCTCCATATGAGTAGCATTCTCAGGTAGATTGATCGTCTTACTTATAGCATTATCAATGTAGCGTTGAATACAAGCCTGCACAGCCATATGCTGATCAGGAGTTACGTCGTAAGCACCTACAATGTGCCTACCACTACCCCCATCCTCTAAGGCTTCCTTAAATAGGGGATCCAAGACCAGGGTAGACTTCCAAGTGTTTCCTTCGCGGTAGCGACGATTATACATCGGAGCAAAGATGGGTTCAATCCCCGTAGATGCTCCATGGACCATAGATACGGTCCCTGTAGGAGCAGCAGTAAGCATAACTGCATTACGGACTCCGTGCTCCTTAATAAGCATTCTGATGCGAGCGGGTAGAGTCTTTGCAAACTCCTCCTTAAGATACTTCTTAGAGTCAAACTCAGGGAACGGACCCTTATCCCTTGATAAGTATGTAGAAGCCAAGTAGGCTTCGTCACGAATCGTTGCATACAATCTATCTAGGAATTCAATACACTTATCAGTGCCATACTTGATACCTAGCTTAATTAACATGTGGTGCAAGCCCATAGTCCCTAGGCCGATGCGTCGAGAACGCTCACCAGCAGCACGACACTCCTCAAGGGGGTAGTGATTTACCGTAAGGACGTTATCCAATAATCGAATACCTGCTCGGATAGTGCGGGCTAGGCGGCTCCAGTCCAAATCAGTGCCGCTCACATTAACCATGTTAGAGAGGTTGACGTGGCCTAAACAACAATTAGCATACGAGTCCAAAGGAATCTCACCACAAGGGTTAGTGGCATTCATCTTTAGGAAGTACGACATGTTGGTGTATCGGTTAGTAAGAGACAGGTTAAAGATACCCGGCTCACCAGACTTTACCGCATTCTCCCAGAGTCGATTCCAAAGATCTATAGCCTTAAAGCTTACTTCTTGAATATCTTTAAACTTGTCATCCCAGAAACGAAGGTGGTGCTGCTTGGCTCTTGAAAGCGCATCCTCTGGTGACAGAGCGATGATGTTGATGATTTCAGATGTGCCATCGTTCGAGACTCGCTTGGCCTCGTAAACATTGTATTCTCGGTTTCCGAACTCGAAGGTCCAATCGTCACCGTTCTCACAGGCTTCGATAAACTTGTCAGTAATTGCAACTGAGATGTTGAAGTTCGTTAACTGAGAAAGATCCAGTTTAATGTGCAAAAACTCAAGTAAATCAGGATGATTGACGTTAAGTTGAGCCATGAGTGCCGTTCTACGGTTTTTTCCTGCTTTAACATGATTTCCTACCTCATTAATCATCTGCATAACAGACACTGAGCCTGGAGCAGAGTTCTTTACATTACCAATATCGTCGCCCTTTGGGCGAATCTTAGAAAAGTTAAAACCAATACCACCACCTCCACAAGAAATGCGGTACATGTCCTGGATAGTCTTGCCTATAGACTCTACGCTATCTTCAGGCTCAATAACATAACAGTTAAGGAGGTTCTGCTGTGGGCGACCACCTCCGAAAAGAATGCGACCACCCGGCACAAAATCACCAGTGGCTAAAATATTATAGAAACGCTTCTGCTGCGTTTCTACCTCATCCTCATTCTCAGCGGATGCGACGTGCTTCGCAATTGCTCTGCATCTTTCTATGTAAGTGTTCTCGCCGGGGTAGGCGTAACGCTGCATAAAAATCTCTTGGCCCAAACCATCTAACTTCTTAAATTTCATTGACTTTACT